GGTCGCGGTGAAGCCAAATATCTGGTGCTTGGCACCGGCGCTGGCACTCCGTTACAGCCAAAGGGACTGGCGGCGTCAGTTACCGGCACCAAAGCGACAGCATCTGCTACCGCGTTCACCTGGAAAGAGCTGAATGCGCTGAAACACGCCGTTGATCCTGCGTACCGCAACGGCCCGCAGGTGCGCTTTGCTTTCAACGATACAACCCTGCAGACGATTGAAGAGATGGAAGACGGTCAGGGCCGCCCGCTCTGGTTGCCGAGCATCATCGGTGGTGCGCCGGCAACAGTCCTCCAGACGCCGTATGTCATTGACCCGGCCATTCCGAACATCGCGGCGGGGGCGAAATTCGCATTCTTCGGTGACTTCAACCGCTTCATCATTCGCCGCGTGGCCTATATGACGCTCAAGCGCCTGGTGGAGCGTTACGCGGAATATGACCAGACCGCGTTCCTGGCTTTCCATCGCTTCGATTGTGTGCTGGAAGATACCGCGGCGATTAAGGCGCTGACGGGCAAAGCCGCGTAATCGAACCACCCGGATTAACCTCCACCGCTTCGGCGGTTTTTTTATGCCCGCAGTTCGCTGTGGGCTAAGGGAAAATATGGTTCCCTCACTCGAGCAATTGCGGATGCAGTGCCGCATTGATGACGACGACACGTCGGGCGATACACTTTTAACGCTGATGGCAGCTGCAGCTCGCAAGCGCGCTGAAAACCTTATAAATCGCACTCTTTACGATGAGCAGGTACCGGAAAGCGATCCCGACGGGCTGGTGATAAGTGAGGATATTTGCCTTGCTTTGATGCTGCTGGTGGGGCACTGGAACGAAAGTCGGGAAGAAGCTACCGATGTGAAGAAAATGAGCATCCCTTACGGCTTCGCCTCGCTGCTTGAACCTTATCGTTACATTCCACTTTAAGGGGCCATGTATGCAGGCAGGTCGAAACCGTCACCGCGTTATCATTCAGAACGCTGTCACCATACGCTCACCATCGGGCCAGCCCAAAAAAGAGTGGCAGGATGGCGCTGAAGTGTGGGCTGAAGTGAAAGGCGTATCTGGCCGGGAGCTGGTTGCCTCCGCTGCTGAAAAAGCGGAAGCAACAATCCGCGTCTGGATGCGCTACCGCCGGGATATCTCGGCGGCATCACGGCTGAAGGTCAAAACGGGTCCATTCAGGGGGCTGACGCTCGACATCACGGGTTCTCCTATACCGGATGCGAAATCGACCCGGCTGGAAATACTTTGTAAACAGGGGGTGGTTTCGTGATTGATCACAAACTGGATTTTTCCGGCCTGCTGGACATTTCCCATGACCTCGAAATGCTGAGTAAGGCTGAGAATAAAAAGGTACTGCGTGACGGCACCCGCGCCGGGGCCGAGGTGCTGCAAAAAGCAGTCATCGAGCGTGCGCCGGTAGAAACTGGAAAGCTGAAACGAAACGTTGTGGTGGTCACTATACGTGGGCGCCGCAATGCGATCTCTTCCGGCGTCCATATTCGCGGGGTAAACCCCGAAACGGGCAACAGCGATAACAAAATGAAAGCCAGCAACCGTCGCAACGCCTATTACTGGCGATTCGTTGAGCTGGGCACGTCGAATATGCCAGCGCATCCCTTTGTGCGTCCAGCGTTCGATACAAGCCAGGAGCTGGCCGCGCAGGCGGCAATTGCCCGGATGAATCGGGCCATTGATGAGGTGCTGGCAAAATGACGGAGGCTGATATTTATGCGCTGATTGGCGCGCTGGCCGACGGGCAGGTTTATCCCTATGTCGTACCGCTGAACGCCCAGGGCGAACCTGATGTTCATCCACCCTGGATTGTTTTTTCCCTGCCAACTGACACCCTCACCGACGTGTTTTGCGGGCAGGCTGAATCGACTGTAACTGTCCAGGTGGATGTGTATTCCCGTGATTTAGACGAAGCGCGCGACCTTCGCGATCAGGCGCTGGCCAGCTTGTCTATTTTGGGTCTGGAGAACATCAACCGGTTCCCGATGTACGAACCCGAAACACAGCTACACCGGGCCTCACTGGAGGCATCCGTTATCGTTTGATCCGCAACAACGCAGTATCCAATGACCCGCTCCGGCGGGTTTTTTTATATCTGGAGAAAATATGACCAGTAAATTTGAAAAAACAAAAGGCACGAAAATCGGTGTGTCTACCGCGCCTGTCACCGAGGCTGATTTCAAGGCCACCGGGTTTCCTGCGGTCGGCGTCACGTTCCTGGAAGCAGAATGTGCAACGAAAGAAATCAGCTACACCGGCGGGCAAAAAGGTGACATCGACGTCACCACATTGTGCTCTACCGAACAGGAGCAAACCAACGGACTGGCGGCACCGGCTGAAATGAGCATCAACCGTAACTGGGTGGGTGACGAAGAGGCTCAACTTGCCTTGCAGACCGCCTATGAGAACGACGAGCTTCGCGCGCTCAAGGTGGTATTCCCGTCCGGCAACGGTTTTTACGTACTGATTGAAGTGCGCCAGAGCAGCTGGTCCGCTGCAACGTCTGCGGTTGTCAGTGCGACGTACTCACTTCGCGTCAAGGGCAAGCCGAAACGCATTATTGCCCCGGCATCGGGCTCCTGATTGTGAGCGGCTCCGGCCGCTTTCCTCTTTCTTAATCCGCAGAGAAAATAAAAATGACAACCACCAAACAATCCTTGCGCGAAATGGCGCTGGCCCCTTCGCTGGCATTTCGCACCAAAATTATACCGGTGCCCGAGTGGAAAATGGATGTCACCGTGCGTGAACCGTCTGGCGATGCCTGGGTTAAATTCCGTGAGTTTTTAACCCCACCGGAACCAAAAGAGGGGGAAGAACCCGCCAAATTAACCGTTTCGCAGGAGTTTATGCGCAACAAAGACGCCGACGTGATCCTGTTCATTGATGTTCTGGTGGATGAAGCGGGTGATCACGTTTTCTCCGAAGACGACACTGAAATTGTCCGCGAAATTTATGGCCCTGTTCACAAACGCCTGTTGAGTGCCGCTCTGGCTCTTGGTGTTGATCAGGGCCAGGCCGAAAAAAAGTAAAAGAGCCGCTGACATTCTTCCTCATGACCCTGGCGCTCCGGCTGGGGCGCACTCTTCATGAACTCCGAAACACCATTACCGCCAGTGAACTCAAAATGTGGATCGCCTATGACCGGGTAAGCCCAATCGGCGACTGGCGCGGTGATGTTCAGGCTGCGCAGGTTTCTGCGGCGATGTTCAATGCTCAGGGCGGTAAAGCCAATATGGCCGAACTGGTGCTGAGGTGGGGCGGAGAAGAGGATGGTGGGGGAGAAAAAACCGAACTCGAACAATGGATGTCAGATCTTTAATGCCCGCACCGCGCGGGCTTTTTTATGGGTGAAATATGGCTACGCTGCGCGAACTCATTATCAAAGTTTCGGCTGATTCAGGGTCATTTCAGCGTGAAATTGCCCGCGCCTCTCGTATGGGCCAGGACTATTACAAAACGATGGAGCAGGGCGGCAAGCAGGCGGCTGCTGTCACGCGTGAAACGCAACGCTCCATTGCTGCGCTGAATTCTGAATTGGTTAGCGTCAAAGCGACCGCTACCGGGCTGGCCGGTGCATGGGCGGGGGCCTTTGCCACGCATCAACTCATCCAGTATGCGGATACCTGGAACCAGTTAAGCGGACGTTTACGCCTGGCCTCCACTGACGCGAATGACTTCGCCAGCGCACAACGTACGCTGATGGAACTCAGCCAGCGCACCGGCACCTCATTTGAGGCGAACGCCACACTTTACAGCCGTATTGCTTCCTCACTACGTGACGCGGGGTATGCCTCCGCTGACGTGGCGCGCGTTACCGAAACCGTGGCAACGTCTCTGAAACTGTCAGGCGCCAGCACTGAAGAAGCCAGCTCGGTAATCACCCAGTTGTCGCAGGCGCTGGGTTCCGGTGTACTGCGCGGCGAAGAATTCAACGCCATTATGGAGAACGGCGGCCGCCTGGCGAAACTGCTGGCTGACGGGTTGGGTACGACAGTCGGCGGTCTGCGCAACATGGCTCAAAATGGGCAACTGACGACAGATAAAATTGTTCCCCTTCTGACGAACGTCGAGCAGCTGCGCAAAGAATTTGACACCTTGCCGGCCAGCATCAGTGGGTCAGCTCAGAAGGTTGAAAACGCCTTTATGGCTTGGGTTGGTGGTGCAAACGATGCGCTCGGTGTCTCCGGTGCGCTGGCGGGTGCGCTTGATGGTCTGGCATCAAATATTGGTAACGTTGCCTCAGGTGCTGCCGTGCTTGCCGCCGTGGGCGGATCGCGCCTGCTGGGTGGCATGATGTCCGGTATCAAGGACTCTACTGCCGATCTGGTCAACGCGAGAAAAGAGCAGATAGCGCTGGCTGACGCACAGGTTTACGCCGCAACACAGACGCAGCGTAAAGCCCAGGCGAACGTGGGGGCCGCAACGTCGGCATATAACCTCGCCGTTGCAGAAGCTAACGTGGCGAAAGGTTCGAATGCTGCCGTACTTGCTGCCGACAATGTTATCAGGAAGCGCAGCGAGATGATCGCCGCCAATGCTGAACTGGTGCTTTCTAACAGAGCTGTAACGGCTTCTCAGGAGTCGCTAAACCGGGCAACCTCCGCAATGAACCTACTTCGCAGTGGCGCAAGTGGGCTGCTGTCGCTGGTGGGGGGGATTCCCGGCGCGGTGCTGCTGGGCGCGGGAGCCTGGTACACCATGTACCAGAATCAGGAAGAGGCCAGGCGGTCAGCGCAGGACTACGCTAACACTATTGACGAGGTGAGCAAGAAAACCCGTCAGATGAGCCTGCCTGAAACGGAAAGTAACCGCAGCCAGGCTGTTGACGCGCTGGTGGAACAAAACCGGCTTATTGCTGAGCAAGAAAAAAATGTCACCGGCCTGAAACGTCAGATTGACGATCTGAATAATTCACGGAATAAACCCGGAATTACCTCCGAAAACGACGCCAATATCACCCGTGCCGTGGCGATTGTTACCGATCAACTGGCCGTGGCCGAATCGGCGCTAAACCAGCTGCGTGAGAAATCGAAAGGCATTCAGGAGGGGTTGGCCGACATTGAACGGAGAAGAGTTGATCTGATCCGTGAGCAAGCCTGGCGTCAGAACGACAATTACCAGTCACTCATTATGATGACCGGGAAATATAGCGAGTTTAACGCCGCATTATCTATCGGTAACCAGTTGCTGGAATCACGTAACCGGCTGGTGAATGTCCCCCTGGCGCTCCCTCAGGCGGCAGTCTCAGATAAAGACGCGGCCACACTGCTTTCCAAGCAACAGCAGGCCGAACTGGCTGGCTTAACGGATAGAGAAAAATCGAGGCGACAAGCCGATTTCGATCTTCAACGGATGGGAAAAACAGGGCCGGAAAATTCCTCTTTTGCGGCAAGTTACCGGGCGGCAGCAGAGTTGTTTTTCGACAATACGCAGAATGTCGCCGCAGCACAGAAAGCACAGGCAGAAGCAACACGCGATGCTGATAAGGCGCAGCGTGAAGCTACGCAAACGGCTGAGCAATACTCCAGAAAAATGGCTGATCTGAGTATCGAAATTGAGGTGCAGAAGGTAAGGGCCAGTGAGGGTGAGAAAGCAGCGGAACTGTATGCTGCGGCGAACCAGACAGGCGCTAAATGGAGTGATGAGCAGCGTAAATCTATCCAGGCCCAGGCCGCAGAACTGGCAAAACTGACCCAGCGCGCTGACGAGCACGTGAAGAAGGTAAATGAGCAGGCTGACGCGTTAAAAAGTCTCAATGAGGCTGCCAGAAAATTTGGCGACGATGCTGACTTTGCCACCAATACAGCAGGTATGGGTGATCGCCAACGAAGTTACTATGACGAGAAGCAGCAGATAGGCCGAGTGTTTGCCAAGACAGACCAAGGGGCACGGGCATATAACGATCAGCAAGTGGCTTTGGAAAGGCTGGATAAAAAATATAAGGATATTGCAGCATCAGAGGCCGACTGGCGTGCCGGTGTTTCCCGCGGTTATAACAACTGGCTGGAAAGCACTATGGATGTTGCCGGTACGGTATCGCAGGGCGTCACCACGACGATGAATAGCGCCATGGATAATGTGGCGTCTATGCTGGTTCGTGGCAAAGCTGACTGGAAGGAGTGGGGATTGACTGCGCTGGAGATGCTGGCAAAAGTTGCCCTGCAATCGGCGGTCGTGAATGCAATGAGTTCAGCATCCTCATCTTCTGGTTTGTTCGGCACCCTTGTCAAGGGTGTTACCGGCTTCATCGGTGGCGGTGGTGCAAGCGCAGCTACGCACGTTAGCTCTGGCACTGCATTGCAGGATTTTGGCGCTAACTTTCAGTTCAATGCCCTCGGCGGTGTTTACGACTCCCCCTCTCTCAGCGCGTTCAGCAATGGCGTATATAAC